ACCGGCGACGCCTTCACGGTCTATACGGGCTGCGACCACACGCGCGCGACATGCCAGTCGCGGTTCAACAATCTCGCCAATTTCCGGGGCTTCCCGTTCGTCCCGCCGCCGCAGATCGCTTATTAGCAATGGGCAGTGGGCAATACGCAGTAGGAGGGCGCCTGGTGAACCTCTTACTGCCGACTGCCCACTGCCTATTGCCTGAGCGCGAAGCGCGAACCGCCGTCGTCGCGTCCGCGCGCGCATGGGTGGGCACGCCCTATCATCACATGGCCGACGTGAAGGGCGCCGGCTGCGACTGCGCGATGCTGCTGGTGCGGGTGTTCTGCGACCTCGGCCTGGTCGAGCCGTTCGAGCCCCGCCCTTATGTCAAGGATTGGCACCTGCATCGCGGCGAAGACCGCTATCTCGGCCTCCTGCTGGCGCGCGCGCATGAGGTCGCCTCGCCGCTGCCCGGCGACGTGATTCTGTTCAAATACGGTCGCTGTTTCAGCCACGGCGGAATCGTCACGCGGTCCAAACCGCTGGCGATCGTGCACGCCTTTCATCCCGCGCGAGTCGTCCTCGAAGAGGAGATCGCGCACAACGCCGAAGTCGCCGCTCGTTTGCCGCAAGCGAGGTTCGCGAGCTACTGGAGGCCAGAACCGTGAGCTGGTTTCGTAACTCCAAGGCTGCAACTACGCCCGATTACACCGGGCTTCAACTACAGACCTCGGTCAATACGCTGCCGATCCCCATTGTGTGGGGACAGACCAAGGCGGCTGCGAACATAGTCTGGTATCAGAATTTTCAGACCCACGGCGGCGGCAGCGGCGGCAAGGGCGGTTTCTTCGGCGGCGGCGGCGCCTCGAGCTACACTTATACCGCCGACCTCATCATGGCGCTCTGCGAGGGGCCGATTTCGGGAATCGGCATCATCTGGAGGGACCAATCGACCTACACGCTCGCCGAGCTCGGGCTGACGCTGTTCAACGGAACCACGCCGCAGACGATCTGGGGCTACCTCTCGTCGGCATATCCCATCCAGGCGCTTGCATATCAAGGCACATGCTACGCCTGCGCGGCGAGTTATCAGCTCGGCGACGAAGCCGACATCGGCAATCACAATTTCGAGATCATTGGCGCTCTCGCTGGTACGGGTGTCAACGGAATCGACGCCGATCCCGCGCGGGTCGTCAGCGACTTCCTGATCAACCCGCAATACGGCGCCGGCTTCTCCGCCGCCAGCATCAATGCGACGACGCTATTCGGCTCGGGCGGCGACGCCTCGCTGCAGAGCTATTGCGCCGCGCTCGGCATTGCATTCAGCCCAGCTCTGGTGGATCAGGAACAGGGATCGAGCATTCTGTCGCGCTGGCTGCAGATCCTCAATTGCGCCGCGGTCTGGAGCGGCGGCCAGCTCAAATTCATTCCCTACGGCGACGCTGAGATCCCCGCCGGCAATGTCGTTCGCACCGTTCAATTCGCGGTGCCTACCCCGGCGCAGGCGAGCTCCGGGGTCACGCCCCCGCCCTCGATCAGGGTCTGCACACCAGCGGAATTCGTCGCCGACGGGGGCGTAACCTATGCATTCACGGGCGCGGAGCTGACCTATATCGGGTCGTTCGCGCCCTCGACGGCGGGCGCGTACGGACTCTCTCCGCAAGGAACCTACTTGTTCGCCGGCGGCGACGAAAGCCAAGTCGTCTCGATCTCATACACCTACGCGTCACCAACCGGCTACGTTCCGAACCTGACTCCGATCTACGATCTGACCGATCTCGATTTCGTCGACGAGAAGGGCAACAAGGACCCGGTTCAGGCGGCGCGACTCGATCCGTTCTCGCTACCGACGATTCAGCGCGTCGAATGCCTTTCCCGAACAAACCAGTACGGGGCCACGCCTGTGGAGGCGCGCGATCAATCGCAGATCGAGCTCTACGGTCCTCGGGTCGGCTCGACGATCCAGGCACATGAAATCTGCGACGAAGTGAACATCGGCCCGATCGTGGCGCAGACGATCCTGCAACGCCTGCTCTATGTCCGCGCGCATTTCAGGTTCAAGCTGTCCTGGGAATATGGCCTGCTCGATCCCATGGATATCGTGACAATCAGCGACGCCAATCTGGGGTTATCCAACTATCCCGTACGTATCACGACGATCGAGGAGGACGACAACGGCCTGCTGACCGTCACCGCGGAGGAGCTGACCGTCGGCGTCTCGACGCCGGTTCTCTATCCCAATTCGGGGCCTTCCGGCTTCCTTCCTAACCGGGCTGTCGCAGCCGATCCAGTAAATGCGCCATTGATCTATGAACCGCCGTCGGCGCTCACCGGTGGAACGGCGCAGATTTGGGTCGGCGCCTCCGGGGGTACAAATGGGGTCTGCGATCCGAACTGGGGCGGCGCCAATGTCTGGATTTCGCTCGATGACATCACCTATTCGCAAACGGCGACGCTCACGCAGCCCCTCCGACAGGGCTTCCTGACGGCAGCGCTTCCGGTGGCGAACGGCTGGGACAGCGTCGACACGCTGTCGGTGAACCTGGCCGAGAGCGGCGCTGTGCTGAGTGGAACCTCTGTGGCCGGGGCCCAGAGCGGCGCAACCCGTTCGCTCGTCGATGGCGAACTTCTTTCCTACGAAAGCGCGACCCTCACGGCGCCGAATGTCTACAATCTGACGGGATTGCAGCGCGGCATCTACACGACGTCGGGCGCCTCGCATGCGAGCGGCGCGGCGTTCTACCGGCTCGATTCCGCCGTCGTGCAGTATCCGCTGCAAAGCCAATATATCGGGCAGACGCTCTATTTCAAATTTCAGAGTTTTAATGTGTTCGGCGGCGGTGTCGAGGCGCTGTCGAGCTGCATAGCCTACACTTACGTGCCGACCGGCGCTGCGCTCGCCGATCCGATCGCGACGCAATTGCTGGGCGGCTTCCCCATTGATTTTGGCAACGTCACAACGACACCGTCAGTGTTCGACGACTTCGGCAACGCGCTGACGGCGTCGAGCGGAGTCATCGATTTGGGGAACGCCTGATGAGCGAACAACTCAAGCTGCGCGGCGACACCGCGACCAATCTGGTCAGCTTCACGCCGGCGCAGCGCGAATGCGTCGTCGACATCACCAACAACCGGTTATGCGTCGGCGACGGAACGACGGCCAACGGATGGCCGCTCGCGAAACTGTCCGAAGGCGCATGGACGATCTCGACCGGCGTCATGCAATGCAACCTCTCGCAACGCGCCGCGGTGACCACGTTCCCCGTCCCGACGCTTCGGCCGCTGACGTCGGATTCCGTGCTCGCGTTCGACCTGATGCCGAACGGCTCGCCGGCCGAATCGACAAACAACGGCTTCGCCTGGCTGGACGTCTGCGGCGCCGACGTCTACGCCTCGAATGTGCCCGAGTTGAATTCGGCGCGGGTCGGCATCACGTCCTACGGCGCAGATTTCGGCTCCCGCGCCTTCAATGGCGCGAGCCTCGAGCCGATCAATTTCACCTTCCTTCAGCAGGGCGGCTCGCTGACGAAGGCGATGGTGATCACGCCGACTTACGGGTATGTCGGCATTGGTGGCACGACGGCGCCCGACAGCTATCTCACCGTCAACCCGACCGGCTCGGCGCTCGGAACGCCGCCGAGCGGGACACAGGCGCATATCGGCGCGCAGGGCCTGGCGCGGCTGACGATCGACGGCTTCGCCGGCGCGGCGCAGACGATCTATCGCCGTGGCGACGGCACCGTGGCGTCGCCGTCCGCGGTGCAGTCGGGGGAAAACCTCGGCGGCGCCTCCTGCGCCGGCTACAATGGTTCGGCGTGGACCACGGCCAACGCCGGCTGGGCCGCCTACGCCGCCGAGAACTGGACGACGGGCGCGAACGGCGCCTATGTCTCGGTCTACGCCACACCGCAGGGCTCGACCTCCGAGGCGGAAATCCTGCGCGTGATCGGCAACGGCCAGATCGTCGCGTTCGGCGCTCAAGCCGACCAGAGCAAGGTCGACATCGCTCCCTCGACCGGATTTTCGCAGACGGTCGCCAACAATTGCACGACCTTGCTGATCAAACCGTCTGGAACCCTGGCGACCGGAACCGTTATCATGCCGGCCGCGCCGGTCGACGGCCAGATCGTCAAGGTGCTGTCGTCGCAGACCATCACGACGCTGACCGTCTCGCCAAATTCCGGCCAGTCTGTCTCGGGCGCGCCGACGACGATCAGCGCATCCTCGCCGTTCTCTACGATCTACGATCTCGCCAGCATGACCTGGTATCGGTGGTGACCGGCTTTCGCCGTCCCCGATTTCAACCCGAAGAAAGAACCTCATGAACAAGCTGCTTCTCGGCGCGCTTCTCGGCGCGCTGCTGGCTGCGGCCGCGCCCGCCAAGGCGCAGTCGCACCGTGACAAAGGTTGCGCGACGCCGCCCTGCACCATCATCTCGGGCGTCGCTCCGATCTATCTCTACAATTCCGCCGGCCCGTCGCAATTCGTCAGCTCATCGACGCTGGCGACCGCGACGAATCTTCCCAATATCCCGGCAACGGCGACGATCGTCGAGATCTGGGTCCAAGGAACTGGGTCTGTGATGTATCGAGACGATGGCACGCCGCCGACAGCATCAGTCGGGCTAGGGACGATCACCGCCGGAACGCCGTTCCAGTACGCAGGCGCGTTGAGCGCTATTCAATTCATTACGGCCAGTGGATCGCCCTCCTTGGCCGTTGGTTACTACACGAACAACTGACAAGAGCAACTGGCATGACGGACACGGGCAAGCGCGCGCTCCTTGCGTTGCTGGGAGGCGCGGCGGCGGCTCGCGTCGCCTCCGCGCAGACAACATCTGTTCCGGTAGGCCCCGGCGGAGGCGGCGTAATGCTCTATGAAGGCGCCTGGACAGTCTCGACCGGCGTCATGCAGTGCAACCTCTCACAGCGCGCCGCGGTGACCGCTTTCCCGGTTCCGACGTTCCGGCCGCTGACGTCAAATTCCGTGCTTGCGCTCGACCTGATGCCGAACGGCTCGCCGACCGAATCGATCAACAACGGCTTTGCATGGCTCGATGTCTGCGACGCCGACGTCTACGCCTCGAATTCGCCCGAGCTCAACTCGGCGCGGGTCGGCATCACGTCCTACGGCGCCGATTTCGGCTCCCGCGCCTTCAATGGCGCATCGCTCCTCAACATCAATTTCACCTTCCTTCAGCAGGGAGGCTCCCTGCTGAACGCGATGACGATCACGCCGACTTACGGCTTCGTCGGCATTGCAACGACGTCGCCAGACAGCTATCTGACCGTCAACCCGACAGGATCGGCGCTCGGGACGCCGCCCACCGGGACGATGGGGCACATCGGCGCGCAGGGCCTGACTCGGCTGACGATCGATAGCTTCGCCGGGGCCGGGCAGACCATTTATCGCCGGGCTGACGGCACAGCCGCATCGCCGACCGCCGTTGTCGCGAACGACAATCTCGGCGGCTCATTCGCGGCCGGCTACAATGGCTCGGCGTGGACGACGGCCAACGTCGGTTGGACAGCTTATGCCGCCGAGAACTGGAACACCGGCGCGAACGGAACTTATCTCAGCTTCTACGCAACGACTCCCGGAACCACGACGCTAGTCGAGGCGCTGCGCTTATACAGCAACTCGATCGAATTCAGGGCCGCTCAAGCCGATCAGAGCAAGGTAGTCGTCACGCCCACGACCGGATTTACTCAGACAATCGCGAACAACTGCACGACACTGTTGCTGACGCCATCGGGCATGCTCGCGAGCGGAACTATCGTCATGCCGGCCGCGCCGGTCGACGGCCAGATCGCTCGCGTGCTGTCGTCGCAGACGATCACATCGCTGAGCGTCTCGCCCAGCTCGGGCCAGTCGGTCGTCGACGCGCCCCCGACGATCGGGTCGTCGGCGCCGTTCTCGATGATCTACGATCTCGCCAGCACGACCTGGTACCGGACGTGAGCTGCGCCTCGTGCTCGTTGTCGCGGGCCACGCGCTACCGCGGCGGGGCTTCCTGCGCTGCGCGGCTATGAGACCGGACCTTCGGGCGTAGCCAACGGAACTCCGCTGTTCCCGTTTGATCCTGATGGGAGGCCAATCTATGCCGGCAGATATGTCGGGGCGCAACAGCCGTAATTTAAGACTGACTTCACGAAAGGACACGATATGCTCTTTCCTCGCCTGCGAGGCGCTTTTGCGCGCTTCGGATTCCTCGCCGCACTCGGCGTTGCGTGCGTTTTTGCGGCGCCGGCGCATGCCGAGGGGGTCTGCCGGCCGCTCGCCGAGATTCGCGCCAAGGTCATCAATGATCGTTGGGTCGAACTCACATTTGACCAGTGGCAGTTTCTTCGTGGAATTTTCGCGCTCAATCCTGAGACGCCGCCTGGGCTACCGTATGGGGACAAGGCCGCTCTCATTCAGCACGTGGACGACAAGAACGGCCTCGTGCTGTTTCTCGACGGCGATAAGGGTTGCAGCCCTATGCGCGCGCCTGCCGAGTTGATTGAGTTGCTCATGCGCGTCGGCACAGGCGAGATCGCCCACGAAGGGACGCCCGAGTGAAACTCGCCGACTTCTGGCCGTTGGGCGCCGCCGTGTTGCTCTTCGTCGCATGGTCGCTGAGCGGCCTATGACGACCGCGCTCGGGATCGCGGTCGACCTGATATTTTCGCTTACGATTTATCTGTTGCTCAGAAACCTCTTTAGGAGTGGGGGAAAATGACGGCTGAGATTTTGCACGTGGTGGCTTGCGTGGCGAACCCGTTGCGCTGGCAGAGCCGGATCGCGCTTGCGCGCGCGGCGATCGCCGATTGGCTGCGCGCGCCCGAGATCGCCGTCACGCTGGTCGAATGCGCCTACGGCGCCCGTGGCTTCGCTCTCGCCGATTTGGCCGGCGAACGCGTCAGCCACATTGGCGTCCGCGCGACTACGATGCCCTGGACCAAGGAGAACCTGCTCAACATCGCCATAGCCCGGCTGCCGGCGGGCGCCGAAAAGATCGCGGTGCTCGACGCCGACGTGACCTTCCGCCGCAACGGCTGGGCGCGCGAGACGCTCGCCGCGCTCGACCTCTATCCCGTCGTGCAGCCGTGGGACACGGCCTACGACCTCGGGCCGCACGACGAGCACATCCAGACCCACAAGAGCTTCGCCTCGATCTTCCACGCCGGCGGTCCGGTCGTCCCGGGCGGCAACCAGTTCTGGAGCTTCAACGGAGGCCCTTACGAATATCCGCATTCGGGCTACGCCTGGGCCTGGACGCGCCGCGCGCTCGACCGTATCGGCGGCCTGTTCGAGCTCGGCGGCATGGGCTCCGGCGACCATCACATGGCGCTCGGCCTGGTCGGCGCGGCCGACGCCTCGATGCCGGGCGGCGTCGGCGCCGGCTATCGCGCCGCGGTGAAGATCTGGGAATCGCGCGCGGTCGCCGAGATCAACTTCAAGCTCGGCTTCGTCCACGGCACGATCGAGCACCCGTTCCACGGCCGCAAGAGCGACCGCGGCTACCTCTCGCGCTGGCAGATGTTCCTCGACAACGGCTTCGACCCGCACGCCGATCTGAAGCGCAACGCGTCGGGCGTGCTCGAGTTCTCCGGCGCCAAGCCCGGCCTTGAGCGCGCGTTCGACCGGTACCTGCGCTCGCGGGAAGAGGACGTGAATACGCTCACGTAAGCGCGAATGGCGAATAGGGGAGGCGCCCGGGTTAGCCCCTTCTCCCCTTGCGGGAGAAGGTGGCCGAAGACCGGATGAGGGGTCGGGCCGTCACGCGCCCTCGCCGCCCGCCCCATTCGCCATTCGCCATTCGCCCCCTCCGAGGAGCCGAAAATGACCCCTACCTTCATCACGCACCCAACTCACTACACGCTGGCGGAATTCCGCGCCTATCTCGCCGGCGTGGAACTCGGCGCCTGGCGGCCGAGATTCCCGACGCTGCACAACACCGGCGTTCCCTCGCTGGCGCAATGGCTGGCCTACGGCCCGACGCCGCAGGAACGCTGGGGCGCGAGCCTCAATCGCTACTACGAAGGCATGGGCTGGCACGCCGGGCCACACCTCGTTGTCTGTCCGGATTACGTCTGGGTTCTCTGCGATCTCACCAAGTCGGGCGTGTCGGTCTCGTGCTGGAATTCAGAGACCTTCGGCATCGAGATGATCGGCGACTATGAGGTCGGCGGCGATGATTTCTCGACCGGCCCCGGGGCGAAGGTCGCTGCCAACGCGGCGGCAGTGCTGGCGGCGCTGACGCCAAAATTCGGCTGGGGCGACTTGGCGGAGATCGAGATCGGCGTGCGCGGACTGCACTTCCATCGCGAATGCGCGCGCGATCATCACGCGTGCCCCGGCTCGAGGGTGTCGAAGCCGTTCATGGTCGCGAGCGTCAAGGCCGCGGCCGAAGCCGTCACGTCGGGCGCGGGCGGCGACCCATGAGCATCGGCGCTCCGCTCGCCGCCGTCGGCTTGGCGCTGATGTTCAGCGGCTTCTACCGTGCAACGACCGGCGCGCGACTGTTCGAGACCGGCGAGGATTGGGCGCTGGTCGCCCTCGGCGCGGCGACGGCGGTGCTCGGTCTGACGCTCGCAGCCAAAGGAGTTTGATAGATGCACACTCACTCGCAGCCTGCTGGTGACGATCGCGGGGGCCCCCGCGCCGGCGACGCACGCATGGTTCGAGGGCAGGTTGGAGCCGATCCGCCGCGCGCCTTCGGTCTACAGGCCGCACAAGTACGACGAACGCGCCGCCGCCGCTGAAATGACGGCGCTGCCTCGACCGGAGCGCATCCGGACTCGCATCGAGATCGTCATTTCGCTCTGACCGAACTGCCTGCCCACGAAGAAAGGAAACAACCACAATGAAAGTCACCGCTGACTTCTGGCGCCATCTCGCGATCGGCGCGGCCGGCGCGGCCGCGACCGGCCTCTTCGGCTATCTCGGCCACTTCGACTGGTCGAGCTTCGGCCCCTACGCGGCCGTGATCCAGCTCGGCGTGCAGCTGCTCGCCGAGAGCGCCAACCAGGCGATCGCCAAGGCGGACGGACCGAAGCTCGACGTCGCGCCGCCGAAGATTTCTTCCTGACCGCGCTCGCATCCGTCTCCCGATCCCGCCGATCAATCCCGGTCGGCATACCAAACAAAGGAAAACGCATATGTCATCGTCTTGGTTGGCAGCCCTCGAAAATGTCGGAGCCGCCCTCGCGGGCGCGCCCGCCTCGCTCGTCACGGCCGCGCAAAACGAGCTCAACGCCATCATGGGCGGCGTCAAGAGCAAGGTCACGCCCATGCTGAATACGATCACGGCCGAGTACGCCTCGCCCGACGTCGTCGTCGACATGGTGAAACAGATCAAGGAAGTCCCGAACCTGCCCGCGACCGCGTCGGTTATGGTTGGGACCATCCCGGCGTTGGCGGCGGCGGCGGCGGCGGACGCGACCAAGCTCCAGGCCCTCTTGGGGGTCGTGAACGCGATCGAACAGCAACTCTAA